AAGTAATTTAATTTGTTATTAGTTATATTCTTTATTCACTTATATTATCGAAACTCCTTCGTATTCGTCTTGGGAAAATGCTATACGCCTCCGGCGTTATGCCGCTCCGCTCAGGCCGAAGCCGTGACCAGGATACCTGGATGTATTACGGGTACAGCTCAGTCCGCAGTAGCCAGGCGCACAGCCGAAACGTAAAAAATTATGGCCGAAGCACACAAACGAAGGGGGGCTGGGTAAAAACATTTAGCTTTTAGTATAGGGGCCATGTCGTTATAAATATGTATAACACTTTACTTATATACATCTAACAAAAATTTTTTTAATAAAAAAAATCTGAAGCTCCGTAATGCGACATTAGCCTGTTATATATAATAGTAGGGGGCTATCGTCACACTTTTAAAGCTGTAAAAATTACTCTGTTCGTGTAATCATATGTAGTATAGTTTAAAAATATATAATACCTTTTATGGCAAAGATAACTAAAATCAAAAAAAGAAGTCCCGATAGAAAAGATACATTGCTAGGAGTAGAGTACCTTACAGGAGCAACCTCTAATTTTACACTAGGAAGCATCGAGAATCTTTTCATGAGTACTAAGGCTGACCGTAAAATACCTGTAGAATCCGAAAGAGACTTTACTACAGACGAACCTATGGAATGGGACGAAGGAGACAGGTACATAAATACAGGTACAGGAGAAGGCTCTTCCTCAGGGACTCCTGTTGTTGCTAATTATATATATGAGATAGTTGATGGAGTTTGGCACGAAATAGTTCCAGTAGCTGGGTTTACTTTGTTTAATAAAGAAAGATTCAGAAACCTAGTATATACAGGTAGTGCTTGGGTATCAAATAGCATTACTCAAGCAGAATTCGATTTGAATTTGCAAGAAGGGCTTGGAGCCGTAAATAATCAATTTAGCCAGAACTTTGAGTTTGATGAAGATGGTAACATTATAAGCTTTTCCGAAGCCTACAATACAAGGGTAAAAAACAATTTAACAGGTGATGGATTTGCATTGTCAACCGAAGTGGCAGAGGTGGGATCAGACCTTAATACTTTAGAGGGTAATTTTTCTGCAAACTCTAGAGACGTACAAAACACCTTCGCTGGTATACCTGGTACATTTAAACAAGATAACCCCCCTTCTGTAGATGAAGCTTTGAACAGTATATGGTACGACACGAACGACGGTAACAAAATATACGCACTACAAGAAAGCATATACGTTGGTGCTCCACACGAGTGGGTTGAAATAACTGACGAAAGGCTAGAAGAATTGAGAATAGGAGTAGGGGCTAGTCGGTCTTTTTTAGTAGACGCTAACGGCAAAGTAGCTGGTATGAAAATAGGTATAACCGATACTGGCCCATCGTTTATATCCTTTCTAGCTGACACGTTTAAAATATTCAATAACGATCCCTCTGGTACCGGTGTTGATGTCGCTCCTTTCGAAGTTGTAAATGGAGAGGTAAAAATAAAGAGTGCACAAATAGGCCAAATAAACGTAGGGTCTATACCTGATGAAGTACAGACTACTATTGTGTACGCCACGGATTCTATAGGGACTGACGCAAGCACGGACAGGTACTTGTCTGCAGGAGTGGAAAGAACGCATTGGCACTTAGCTGATACTAGGTGGGTAAATGGAGACTCTATCCCTACTGAATGGGTTTTTGAAAGAATATCAGGACAAGACGCATACTCTATACTTGTTTCAAACGATAACCACTCTATATCAACTTTAGCCGACGGTACTTTGGATTTAACCGGCACAGGTACAGTAATAACTGTATTTAAAGGAGAAGTAGAATTAGATGGAAGAGTATCTGGTACTCCTGGTCCCGGGGAATACCGTGTAACACCTACTCCTAACGGCATAGGTATAGGTACTATTTCATCTGTAGGTGACAGAGTTATAGTACAAGACATGCCTGTAAATACCACTATGGCAGGTGCGTCAGCATCTATCGACTACCTGATAAACATAGAAGGTACTACAACTGTAACTAAGACTCAAAGCTTTTCTAAATCGCTGCAAGGAGAACCAGGAATTGACGCGGTAGATGCTAAAACTATAAAGCTAACACCTAGTAAGCATGTTATAAACTACGCTAAAGACGGCTCTGAAACAGACTCTATAACATTTTCTACTGCTTTACAAGGAATAGTAACACAGCACGAAGATTCAGTAAATGGTACTTTTGTAGGCTACTCGTATTATGTCGACGGAGTCGCTGCAAGCGGTAATCCTAATACTTCAGCAAGCGGTTCAACATTCACTTTGCCTGATGCACAAGAACCCGGTTCTGGAGAAGTAGTAACAGTAGGGGTAGAGATAATATCAAATGGAGTCATATTGGCTACAGATTCTGTTTCCATATACGGAGTACAAGACGGGAAAGACGCTCTAACAGGTTTTTTAACCAATTCTTCTCACGTTTTAGCCGCCGCAGCTAACGGTTCTGTTACCTCTGCTGAGTTCGCGAACGCTGGAGGCGAATTTAAAGTATTCGTAGGAGGAGAAGACGTGTCTACTGATTGCACTTTTATTATAGCTGACTTTCACGGCGCATTAGGGATGGGCAGTACTATAGGTTCTTCTACAGGCGTGTATGATATTACAGCTGTAGGCCCAGACAGTGCGAAGATTACTTATAGAGCAACTGTGCCCGCTTCGGTAGCAAAACAATCTAGCTCTGTTACAATTGACTTAGATTATAGCGTATCTAAAGCAAAAGTAGGAGCGCAGGGAGTACAAGGGATATCTATCGCTGGCTTGGTAACATCTACAGGAGTAATATTTTACAAAACAGCTTCTACTAGTACTCCTTCGATACCCGTTACTACCAGTTCCAATGGCGACCCTATTACTTTCGATTTTTCTACAGGTAACTTTACAAATTTAGACACTACGCTTTGGAGTAAAAATTCTCCAGAAATTGCACCAGGTACCTCGAGTAGCTCTTTTTATACTAGTAGATACTACGTAACAGAAAGCGCCGTTGGAAGCGGTTCAGGTACTGTTACGTTTTCTACACCTGTATCTGCTTACAACTTTAGCCAAGTAGTCACATTTTCCTCTCTAGGAGCAAACGGCACTACTGAAATCGACGGAGGTAGAATGAAAACCGGTTCCATAGAGTCTGGTAGCTATTTACCGCCTTTATCTAACGAAATATTTTCACAAGCCGGTACTAAAATAGATTTATTAAACGGGTCTATAAATTCAAAAAAATTCGATATAAGTAGCAGTGGTGATGCTACCTTCGGAGGTATACATGCAAGTGGGTCCATAGGTAACTGGGAAATTAATAACGGAAAATTGCAGGATGGAAATGGTAGAATAGTACTAGACCCTGCCGCTAAAAAAATTGAAATAAATAATTCTAACGGAGAATTAAAAGCTTTTTTGTCAGCATCTGACGATCTTTCCAATTCTTTAGGAAGCAATGTACAAATCTCTCCAAATGTTCCTAGCGGCTCTGATTGGCGGTCTACGACATTGAATTTTAATTTACCCACCAATAATTCCTTAGGGGTAGACAACGATGATTACGAAGACCACGCTAGTGCGGAAGTTAAGGCTGTATCCACACAGGTTACCATTCCTAAGACCGGGGTTTATGAAATAGACGCTAGCGATTTCGAAGTTGAAGAGTACCCTTCCTTTTTTACCAATAGCATTTTAAGTGACATGTCTATGGCTACAGTTAGTGTACCTGCTACTTTATCATCTTCTTTACGCAGCGAGCTTAACGCCGCAAATGTTATTCAATACGGAAATGTGGGCGTTAACTATTCTCCTAGAAATTCTAAGTGTTTGATAGAAACGATATTACAAGTAGGTCCAGCGATACCTAATGACTCTAGCGATATAGCAAGCGTAACCGCGGAGCATGTCTTAGCTAGGCAAGAACTTTGGAAGCGTATGGGAGAAGTGGAATCGTTTGTTACGGATTGGTATGCGGCTTACTTAACCTCAGTCGCTACTATTACTAACACGGCATTTTCTGATTGGAAAAAAGCTACTGTCTCAAGCGGTACGACAGATCTTATTTTCCCTTTTGAAAATTTCGAACGTGGTAACTTAATATTCGAAGCGACAGAAAACGACAATATGCGTGTTAAAATAGTAACAAGAGTAACAGTCGTGCCTGGTGTGAGCTTATATCGTGGAGGAACCCTTAGCTCTGCAGGAACTAAGTCTTTAGAGTCTTTTACGTTCGTAAGAAGCGGCGGTAATTTTGAGGCTATCACAGGTAATATTGAAGCGTTACTACCCGAAAACTTTTCCGAGTTGTCAGGAGGAGGATTGCAGGTAATAACTAATACAGATAGGTATGCTCGCATGGTTAGACACACTCTTACACCAGCTTCGGGTAACACTTTAAATTTACTAGAAGTAAAGGGAGGGGAAACGGTGCTCAAGAACATAGGTGGTACTGCTTTAAAATTGTACGGAGGCAGCTCTACAAGTAACTTGCTTGAAGTTTATGGGCCAATTACTTGCAATGCTACGTTAAATGGCTTAGATATATCAAGAATAGCCACCTCTGCTGCGGAAAGTGGAGGCTGGAATTACCCGGGCTCTCAACAAACGAGTGAGACAGCTATGTTCCAAGACCTGGCTACTAATAAGTCCGATTACGCGGTGCTTCCGGGCGGCGTTATAATTCAATGGGGACATGTTTTTGATACAACAAGTTCAGAGGTCAAAGAAGTGATTTTCCCTATGGTATTTCCGCATGGTGTTGGTAGCGTGGTTTGTTCAACTAATAGACAAAGTAGTGGGAATAGTGGCTACAATCATGTACACTCATACGGTAGATCAAAATGCAAACTTGTACTAGACGATGAGTACGGCTTTTGGATAGCAATAGGATCTTAAAAAACAAAAAGAATGAATAAAAAATATTACGGAAATTACGATTTAGAAAGTGGGGATTACTTAGGTTTATACCCTACGGATATGTATCGCGACATTGACTCTATTCCAGAACCTAAGATAGAACTCAGTAGGCAGCAATGGGAAGAAGTTATGTCAGCTACTAAATATAAGGTTATAAACGGCGTTCACACATTGTCTAATATTACAAAAGATGAATTAGACAAAAATGCCTATGAATCAATAAAAAGACGAAGACTAAACTTACTAAAAGAATCCGACTGGGTAGTGTTGCCGCATTCCCCGGTAACAGGGGCTAAGTTAGATGAGTGGATTGTTTATAGGCAGGCATTAAGAGATGTTACTGAACAAGAACCTCCATATAGTTTACCTGACAAACCGAATAACCTGTAAAAAAACAGTTACCACGTAATTATATAAACTATGGGAAAACAAAAATTATCTATAAAAGCTGCAGCGGCAAAAAAGAAGAGAGACCTTGCTTACGCGCTTACACCTGCTAGAAGGAAAAAAAAAGCGCATGCTCAAAGAATGAGAAATAAAGCAGGGAGTAAAGCTAATGGCATGGATTGGGACCACAAAGACGGTAAGTTTAAGTCTGTCAAAGCAAACAGAGGTAACGACGGAAACGGTACCAAGTGCGAAAGCGGGAAAAATTACAAATTTAAAGCGTATAAAAAGAAAACAAAAAAATAAACATATAACATGCCAAAAATTAATACATTTAGGTCTAGGCCCCCGTTAAGAACCGACAAACTAGTAGGTACAGACAACCCGGATGGGAAAACAGCAAATTTTACAATAGGGGCAATAACAGATTTTATACTAGGGTCTAAGGGTGATCGAAAATTCCCTGTTAGACTCCAGGTAGATTTTACCACTCAGGAGCCTACTGCTTATCTAGAAGGGGCTAGATATATAAACACAGTAACAGGAATAGGTTCTTCTTCAGGAACCCCTGTCGTACAAGGTTATATATACGAAGCGATAAATGCAGAATGGGTAGAAATTGCGCCAGAAATAGGGTTTACGGTATGGGATATAGCTCAAACCAAAAATTTTACATATGACGGCACGGCATGGACAGGTGACTACGTTTCAGAAACCCAGCTAGACTTAAAAGCTGACCAAGCTACCACATATACAGAAAGCGAAGTTGACAATTTGTTGGGCCTTAAAGCAGATGAAGACTCTGTCTACACCCGAACTTATATAGATACGTCTCTTTCTGGAAAAGCCGACTTGGCTACAACAAACACCGCTATTGCTACATTGCAGGCTGCACAGTCAGGCGGTTTAATAAGCTTTGTCACTTTAGCTGATTTACAAGCGTACGCAGGAGTGTTAACAACAGATTCTTATAAAGTTACAAACGATGCTTTGTCTAGTAACAATGGCTTTTATCACTATACAGGCACCGCTTTCGTTAAAGACGCTGACTTGGTTCAAAATGTAATTAACTCAGCCAATACCTCGGAAGGCGTTAGCGGTAACGCTGTTTACCAGCACAGCAGAAAAAACGAAGCCAGAGCAATTAGATATAGATCCGGAAAAAACCTTTTAGATCCTAGCACAGTAAGCCAAGGTTCTTTTATTTCCCCTAACGGCAACATACAGGCAAACTCGTCATATGGCGTTTCAGACTACATTTCGATAGAAGCAGGTGAGTCTTTAACTCAGTCACCAGCAACAGACCCTAATGTTACTACTCAGTTTTACGATGAAAACTTAGCTGTAGTTCATACTTTCCCACAAGGAGCCTTGTCTACTGTTACTAATACATACGGCGCTGCTTTTGCAAGATTTACTGTAAAGCTATCTGACGCTACTCCTCAGGTTGAAATAGGTTCTGCAGTTACCGATTACGAAGCTTTTAATCAAACAAAAGCTAGTGATCTTGTTCAAGTAGTAGACAATAGAGTAACAGCTTTAGATGAAAAAGTTCTTAATTACGAAAACTTATTCGACAACTCAGCGACTCAGGCAGGGTTTTTATCGGCTTCTACCGGATTGCCTGCGGGGCCGACTTCTACGTCTGACATTATAACGGATTATATAAGACTTTCTCCCGGACAAAATATTGCATTTAATAGCAGCATTAGAACGACATCTTCTTACTCGATAGTCCAGTATGACGTAAACTTTAATATTATAGATATTGCGACGCTTGTTACATCAAAAACTTTAGTAGGTGTAGCTAACGTACATTATATTAGGTTCACAGTTAGCGTCGCGTTGAGTACTGCTGCGAACATAGTCATAGGTACATCAGCTCCGGACTCTTACATACCAAGGGTAGAAAGAATCAACCCTGTTTTTGCAACTCCTACTGTAAACTCTATAATTCAACCGGTGAGTGAAAACGTAACTGCGAACACTTCCGATATAGCTTTTTTTAACAGTAGTTACGTACCTGCTAAAAATTTGTTTGACAAAACAGCTACGCTTGACCCTGCTTTTATTCCTGCTAGCGGTACTGGTGGTTTTTCCACAGGCAACGCTTCTTACGAGGTAACTGACTACATAAGGCTAGACGAGGCACAAAATATTACCATCTCAAAAGGAGGTACAACAGGTGGAGTGTTTGGTATATACACATATGATGCAAATAAAAATTGGATAAGCACCTTTCAGACTCCTTCTACTTCTAACACTTCAGCGTTAATTACAGGTCAAGCTAATTCTTATTATATAAGATTAAGTGTTTTAAAATCAAGTAGAGATACTTTTCAAATTGAATATGGCAATTATTCTACAAGTTACGAGCCCTACAAACGGGTTATTGACCAAGGAGTACTGCCTGATAGGTTAAAACAAACTAAAAAAATAGTTTTACCTAGTAAAATGTACATGAAGTCCAATGCTACCCCTAGCATGTATTTAGATAACTTTGTGTCTGCGCCTCTTAAAGAACCTAAATCTCTGTACTTTAACGGTAAAGGAAAACTATATGAAAGACAGTGGAACTTTGAAAACAAAGTAGCAGGTACGACCTCAGATGTAGTTATAGACTATCTTTCTGATAAAATGGAACAGCTATATGATAAACAGACAATATCTATAGAAAATATTGACGTATCCAGTAATAATGGTAAGTCTGTACAGATATTAGCGGTAGGAGATTCTTTTACAGATATGGGTACGTGGGTGTCAGAAACAAAAACTTTACTGGAATCTGACGGCGTAAACGTTACTTTACAAGGTACAATGGGAGCATCTGGTGAAGAGTCTGAAAACTTATCCGGAGGTAAAATGGAAAACTTTTTAATAAACAAGTACCACGTGTCAAGGGTATGTACAGTTTCCAACGTAACAACTAAACCTGCTACTACTTTCGGAGCTGTCGGAATATACGAGGACGGGAATAATACTCAATGGAGATCAATAGGAGGCGTACTAAACGGAGGGGCCGGGCAGCTTTCTTTTGCTTATGTGTCGTCAACCAACGCGAACCCTTCTACAGAAATGCCAGCATCCGGAGTCTTGACTAAAGTATCAGGTACTGGAGATAGCCAAATAACATATACTTCCTGGGTAGTAGGGAATAGAAACCCTTTTTACAATCCAGCAACTTCGCAAGCTTTTGACTTCGCGTATTACAAAACCAGATGGGGATTTGCAACGCCAGACATACTTGCTTTGCAATTTACATACAACGACATATTCAGATACTCGGATAGAGTTCCTGCAGTAGTCGGGCACGCTAAGCAGATTATAGATGCTTTTAGATTAGAATACCCTACTTCTAAAGTTATATTTTCTATAGAACCCCCTGGGGCTAGGTACAGCTTAGCTGCAAATGTAGATTTATTTTTAAATCCGTTTTTAGAGTTTGCAAAAGCCATGAAGGTACAATTTGAAGATAATTCTAGCTACAGCAATTTTGTTATTATAGCTCCGTCGTATGCTTTTGTTGACCTTGTCCATGGGTATGGAACTTCATCAAACATTACCACGCCTAACTCTGCTAGGTACCCTAACGTTAATTACAATTTTGGAGGCGATGGAGTTCATCCTAACCCTACAGGTATGCAACAAATAGCGGATTGCGTAGTGCCTTGTGTTCATAAGTTAATACTATAACAGGTAAAAAACTGCAATACTAGGTAATAATACTACTAAGTAAATTAAATAAAATTAAATCAAGTAAATTATGTCAGACACTATTGTCAAAAACCTTAGTTTCGGTAGCGAAGCTAAGCAAAACATTTTCGCAGGAGTTGAAAAACTAACAAAAGCCGTTAGCTCCACATTAGGGGCAGGTGGTAAATGCGTTATGCTAGAAGATGGATCAGGTAGTCCTGTTATTACAAAAGATGGAGTTTCTGTAGCAAATGCAATTATTTTGCTGGACCCCATCGAGAACATGGGCTCAACACTATTGAAAGAAGCAGCAAGACAAACTGTTAAAGAAGCGGGAGACGGTACAACAACAGCTACTGTTTTAGCTCACTCTATTTTAACAGAGGCTTACGCATCAGAAAACATCTCTTCTAGGGATATTAAGAACGGTATAGAAGCAGCTACTAAAAAAGTAGTAGATTATTTAGAAAAAGAATCGATTCCTGTAAAAGGGGACATGATTAATAACGTAGCTACTATTTCTGCTAACAACGATAAAGAATTAGGTGATATTATAGGTAATGCTTTCCAAGAAGTAGGACAATCCGGTGTGGTAACGATGGAAGTCTCGAACGACGACCATACAAGTTACGAAATTATTAACGGAGCTTCATTTAGCAAACCTATTAAGAACTTTCACTTCATTACAAACCCAGAACGTAAAGTAGCTGAGTTAGACAACCCGTTAGTACTGGTTGTTGAAAATGAAATTGAAAATATTAGAAAAATACAGAACGTACTAGAATACGTTATAAAAAACAGCAAACCTCTACTTATAATTGGAGATTCTAGTGCTCAAGTAGCATCTGCATTAGCCATGAACAAAATGAAGGGCAACATTAAAGTAAATATAGTTGATGCTCCTGATTTTGGTACCTATAGAAAAGAAAAGCTGCAAGATATAGCCAGATTAACCGGAGCTACGGTCATCAACGAAGATTTAGGAGATGATTTAGACATGGTGCAGCTAGAACACCTAGGTACATGTGTAAAATCTACTACTAACGAAGAAGAAACCGTATTGCAAGTAGAAAGCATTAAAGAAGAGGTTCAAGAAGTTATTGACTCTATTAAAAAAGAGTTAGAAGAAACAAAAAACCCTGGAAAAATTGTAAACCTAGAAAAAAGACTAGCATTCTTATCATGTAAGGTTGCTGTTGTAAAAGTAGGTGCAAATTCAGAGGTTGAACTAAAAGAGAAGCAAGATAGAGTAGAAGATGCAATTTGCGCAACAAAAGCCGCTATTAAGGAGGGTATTTTACCCGGCGGAGGAATTGCTTTGTTAAATGCTTCCACACTGGTAAAGTCTAAGGGAAAAAACGAAGATATTCTGTTAAAAGCTATAAAAGCTCCTTACCTGACTATTTTAAAGAACGCTGGCTTGCCGGAACTTTATCCGGATAAAAAAGGTAGCGGGATTGATGTTGTTACGGGGAAAAACGTGAGTATGGTCAAACAGGGTATTATCGATCCTTTGCTTGTTACAAAAAGCGCATTGAAAAATGCAGCTTCTGTTGCTACAACGATATTGTCAACTGATTGTGTAATTAATAATCTAAGGGTACAATGAAAGCAGTAGGTATACATTTAGTTATAGAACCTATAAAAATAGGTACTGAAAAAACAAAAGGAGGACTAATACTATCAGAAAAAGATAGAGAAGATATAAGATATAGAGAAGGAACTATTGTTTCAGCAGGAGAGTCTGTGCCTGGTTTAAAAAAAGGCGATAAAATATACTACGATAGACACGCAGGAAACTCTATAGAATATAAAAAAGAAACATATAAAGTTATTAGAATGCAAGACGTAGTTGTTGTTCTATGAGAAAGCTGGATGCAAGAGACGTTAAAGACATGAACTTGCTAAAGCATTATAGAGTTATACGCAAATGGGCTTGCAGAAATAATAATTTAACAGATGCAGATTTAGAGTTGCTAATATACTTTGACTGCATGGATCTATTTACTAAGCATGATTTTGAAATAGGTACATACGCTTATAGTTGGGATAATAAACGATGGAACAGGTTACTTAAAGAAGGTTGGATTGTGGTTTGGAGAAACCGAAACCGCACAACACAAAAATATAACATATACAAAGTATCCTTTAAGTGCAAGCAACTAATTAGTAGAATGTACCGTATCATGCTCGGTGAAGAAGATATACCCACGAGCGAAAAAAGAAATTCTATAATGAGAGGTAAAACATATACAGACAAAGTTTTACAAACAGCAATAAGAAATGTCAACAAAGACAAAACAAGATAAATTATGAACGTATCATGAGTGCAGATTTAAAAGTATACTTAACTAACCTAGGGGCATTTTCAGTTTCAATGACAAATATAGACGCAATGCTAAAAATAACATTATTAGCTGTGTCAATTGGGTATACTGTGCACAGATGGTATATAATGAGTAAAAACAATGATAAGTAAACACGTTTCGTTTAAAGAAGGCACTAGAAGCTTCACAGCTTTAAGATTAGGTATAGACAATACCCCTAACGGCTATCATAGATCAAATATGGAGGTTCTTGCTGAAAACGTGTTTGAGCCTTTACGTAAATGGGTTGGCAAACCTATTAAGATAAACTCTTTTTATCGTGGACCTGAACTAAACAAAGCTATTGGCGGAAGTTCTAAGTCCCAACACTGCGAAGGTAGAGCAATGGATATAGATGATACATATGGTCATAAAACAAATGCTGAAATGTATGAGTACATTAAGGCTAATCTAGATTTTGATCAAATGATATGGGAATTCGGTACAGATGAAAACCCTGCATGGGTGCATGTTTCTTACGTTTCCGAAGATTCCAATAGAAATAGATGCTTGAAAGCATATAAGGAAAACGGTA